TGAAAGTGTGGCAACTCCATATCCTCGACCCACGGGTCACGCCTCGCAAGGAGACCTTTTTGAGTGAGGTACAAAGACTAATTAGGAAAAAATTTAAAACTAATAGTATGTATCGGTAACAAAAGTTACTTCTCTTTATATATAGAGCTGAAAATAAAAAAAATATTTTTTACTAAATATAGGTGTAACTGGTGTAACTTATGTAACTTCCTTCTGTAACCCTTATGTATCAACACTTTCAGTGGTTACATAAGTGGTTACACCTCTGTTTTCAAATATGTAACCTTGTTAAATCAATTTTGGCTTTAAAGGGCCTCAAAAAGTTTTTTGTAAAAAAATAATTTCTAGTGTATATATAGAGATATGAATAATTTGAACCCTATTAAAAAAGGTCGAGGCCGACCTAAAGTAGATATTGAAAGTAAGTTATCACGAAGACAACAACTGTTTGTCAAAGAACTTGTCAGTAATGATGGAATGATAACATTGAGAGAAGCTGCAATAAATGCGGGCTTCCCAGCTTCATCGGCTCATACCAGGGCATATGAAATGACTAACCCTGAGATATGTCCTCATGTTTGTAGAGCAATACAAATATTTAGAGATGAACTTGATGAAAAATATGGCGTCACATACAAAAGACATCTAAGAGACTTACAAAGAATTAGAGACGTTGCACTTGAGAACGGTGCATATTCAGCCGCAGTACAAGCAGAGTTTAGAAGAGGTCAGGCAAACGGAAATATTTATATTAATAAATCTGAAATCCGTCATGGCACTATAGACAGTATGTCTAAAGATGAAGTTCTGAAAGCTCTGAAAGAAATAAAGGATTCATATGAACCGAGATACGCTGAAGAAGTTATTGACAACGAGGCCACCCGTACAACCAAAGAAGGAAAGCGGGTTCTATCAGGAGCTTAGAAAAGCTGTAGGCCGACTACCCAAAGATATATTGTTAACTAGAATAGAAAACTGGATGACACTTGGTATTCCTGATCTTTTGATTTGTGATGACAAAAACCAATTTCATTTTGTAGAGCTGAAAGTTACAGTAGGTAATGTTGTAAAACTTTCATCAGCTCAAATCGCTTGGCTTACTAGACATTGTCGAGCTTCCGTATGGGTTCTGGTCAGGACACCAAAGGTCATGTATTTGTATGCGGGAAGTCAGGCTGTAGACCTGAGAATAAAAGGTCTGAGACTTAAACCTATCTTCAAAACAGAATACCCTTTTGATTGGGCTAAAACTTTTTCCTTGATCTTTGATTAAAAATATATAAGATAAATCCTATAACACATTATTATAGGAGAAATGTTATGATTAAGTTTAAGACTAATATTCCAGATGACTTTGGAAAAGGCTATCAAGATAAGCATTGTTACACACCTGTCAAAGAAGATGGCCAACAAGGTGTCTACAGAGTTGCAAAAGTAACTTGGAACGAAGCGGGCTATCGGCCTCTGAGCAAAGCTAATCCAAATGATCCGCATGAGCTTGATAAGTTTGTAGGTTCTTGGGGACATTGCAGACAAATCTGCGATAATTTCAACAAGCACATCAATGTCAGCCTTGAGCAAGAGAACCAAATGATTTGGAAATCTATGGAGGTGCAGAATGGCTAGAGTTAAAATTATATTTCCTAACGACGATCCGAGATGGAATTATGTTAGAGGTGCTTTTCCAAAAACCAAAGCAGAGGCTAGGGAATGTTGGGAACACATTGTGTCTGGCCTAGCTCCTGAAAGTATTTATGAAGACGGAGAGCTAAGTACAACCGAGGCTAGAAGAAAAGAGCGAGGCATTCTACAAGATGCCAAGCTTTTGTTCACTCGTTTTCAATGTCCAAAAGATCTTGCAAATGTTTGTGATTATGACCTTTCAAAGTATGTGGAGGGTTAAATGCCAAAAGAACAAATGAATTACAATAGTGTCGGTTTCTTAGGTTTTGTGGTAGAACACAAATCTAAGGACCCTTATTCCTGTTCTACAGTTACAGCAGATGCTCTTCGTAAAGCTATAATTAAAAAACTAGCTGAGTACGATGATGAAGACTTACTGCAAGCAGTTGAACTTCAAGATACAGTTAGTTTGGGAGGGTTAGATGCCTAAAGAACAAATGCAATGTGATTATTGCGATCACATAGAATATTACGAAGACGAGAACAGTTTTTTTCAAGGCGAAATGTTTGGTTTGAATGATGATACTGTTTCGTGTCCTGATTGTTTAGAAAAGCAACCAACCTCAAAACTTACATGGGAGGGTTGATTATGGAAACTTATCCAAAATTAAACAGAACAATCAAACCCGCTTTCAAACCTATTTTAAAAAAAGTTATAGCCTCAGCTCGATATTTTAAAAACAAAAAAGAAGTTGATATGTGGCATTGTGTTTGGCATGAGGGCAAACCTTATGATTATCATTTATGTTTAGATAATTATGGAAAGGATGGGGAGCTATTATACGAGGTTGATATTTATTCTGTTCCAATTAAAAAAAACGGTATGTTGGGAGGTCTAAATGAATTGGTATATTTGCATACTCACACTTTTCCGTATGATCCGAAACTTTTTGGGACAAAAAAATATAAAGTATATATGTCAGGGTGGACTAAGACTACCCTTGAGATTGAGGCCGAAAGTGAAGAAGAGGCTGAAATGTTTGCGTCAACTGAATGTGCTTTTGATAGCACGGATGAGTGCATTGTTACTGAAATAAAGGAGTTTGAAAATGAACAATCTATCTAAAGACGAGCTAGACTTGTTGAAAAGCTGTGTGGTTGAGATGAAAGCCATTTTGTATACAGGTCTTACTCAGGGGCTTGATGCCGTAAACTCAAAAACTCAACTTGGTTTTGATTACGAAAACGAGGGCGAGCTTAAAAAAGACTACAGAGCATTAAAAGGTTTATTAAGAAAGTTTGAGCCGATAAAAATCCATATAGCTTGGGGCAGTTCTAAAAGCGCAGACGATATCAAAGAATATACTTTTGATAGTGAAGAAGAATATTTTGCTTTCTTGCACGGCGTTGATGAATCTAATGGTTGGATGGATTACGATACCATAGGAAAACATGGAGAATGTAATTGGTCTTCTGTCGAAATGTGGAAACGTCAATATTGTCCAAAGGAGAAAAGTAATGACTGAAGACACAATTTTAAAAACTTTAGAACCTGATTTTGGTCAACTTAGACTTACAAATACTATGCTTAATAAATCTATTATTGATGCAAATACTAGCATCAGGAGATTTGCAAAGTTATTTGACGTTGACTTTGACCAAATGCAACAAGGAGATAAAATACAATTAGAGGCACATTATAAAGATGGCGCGAGTTGTAGATTATCTTTTTACAAAACTAAAATGCGAGGGGATAGACGGTTGTCTATCTCAGGCATAAAAAACCAAGCGAATGTCGGAGACCTGATAGCTTTTAATTATCTCAGGGACAAAGACACTAACAAAACTATTATTGTAATTAATGTAACGGCCATAGCTGAAAGGAGGCAGGATGTTTTTTCTATTTGATTGGATAGGTAAACTTTTATACGGCGAAGACTACGATAAGTATAAAAAAAGACCGCCCAAAATAATTAAACGAAAACGCTAACAAATAGGCCGTGATTGACACGGCCTTTTCTTTTTAGTACAAATATGGGATATTCACAGACTATATAGGAGAAATAAAATGGACTTTACGACCGATTGGGAAAAAATGAGAGATTTTCACAAACTTACTCAAGAAGAATTTCTTGCATCATATGACTATGTATCCGAGGAGGAATACATCGCAACGGCTAGAATAGTTGATGCAGTAGACAACCCACATAAAGAAGCTATGCGCAAATTTAAAGATCATGTAGCCTCACTTGAAGGCCGTGATTTAATGTATTTTTTAATATCGGATTGCTATAATAGCCCTGATTCTGAGCCTGAATTTAAATGGATTCTTCAAAAAATAGATAGCGATGCAATTACCGCTTTTATGACTGATCATATTAGCGATCATTCAGTTATGCAATTTATTGAGGAGTGTATTGATGATTAAGTTAGTTAAAAATTCTACTTCAAAAAAAACTACTTATTGCGCCGTCACATATAGAGCGGGAGGAGCTGATAAATTCGCAACTTGCCCTAAAACTTGCAATTTAAAACCTGATACGTCAGCGGGTGCAACTGAAATAGATTACGGTTATCTTGATGCAGTATCGGACGCCGTCCCAAAAGGCGGCGTTAGTTTTACTTACTCCCATTTTAACCCTAGTTTTTGGAAACATAAAATAAGAGCGGGTAAAACGGCCATAAACTATTCAGCAAAAAATATTGCTGATATGCTTTTACATTCATTCGTACCCGTAGTTATAAATGTTAAAGAGACCTTCTGGAAAAGAAATAATAAATCTGAAATTGTAAATGATTTTAAGATTATTAGATGCCCCGCAGAATATAACAATTCTAATTGTAGAGACTGCGGAAATGGAAAACCTTTATGTAGTCGTATTGATAGAGACTATGCTATCGGATTTACTGATCATGGGGCTTATAAGAAAAAAGCGGGTAGTGAAATAGAAAACGGCGGGTGTTATGCAACGGGCGGAAATGTTTTATTACATTGGAACGCCACAACCAAAGGAGCTGATACTGAGCGCGACGAAATACAGTTATTAAAATTTGCTCAGGAACTACCATATGGAACTGTATTAAGACATCACATAGCGGGAGATTTTGGGAAATGTTAAACTAAAAACTTTACATATGAGAAAAATCTCATATTATTAGAGCGGGGCATCACACCCCGCTTTTTTTAATGCATTATATAGGAGATAAATATGCACAATATAGAAAACGAAAATAACACTTTAGAAAAGCTTTTGATAAAAATAAAAGATTCCAATGCTAGGAAACAAGATTTTATTGCACCGACAAAGGAGCTGCAATTTAGAACGCTTGAACAAGATAACCACCCACAAAGTGAAATTGTTATAGAAGGCAGCGGCGGAGAACCGACACGCTTTTTAAAAGTTAATGATTTATGCTTTGATCAAATAGCTCAAAAGAACGGGTTAGATGTTAGGACCGCTCGGCGTTTACAATCTGATTATTCTAGAGAATATGATTCATTAACAAATGCTATATGGCAAAAGGAAAACAATAAGCGTATGATCCGAACATACGACGATTATAACCAAGGCTATAATCCGAGCGGGACCGCTAGAGCTTTCTTATCTGATAAATTTAAGACTTTTGATAATTCTGATTTATTGGAGGCGGCATTACCTCAGTTAATGGAATCGGACGCTTGCTGGAAAATTGTTAATTGCGCTATTACTCAAAAGAAAATGTATATCAGGTTAAAATCTGAAATCATTACGGGAGCTGGCGCAAATGTTAATGATATTCTAGCTCACGGAATCGGCATGTCTAATAGTGAAACTGGTGCGGGTGCAATTTCAGCCTTTAACATAAATTGGACTCTCGCTTGTCTTAACGGTATGCAAACAGAAAAAGTAACAAGAAAATCTCATATTACCAGCGCTAGAGATGGGGATACTTGGAATATTTTAACTAATGAAACTAAAGAGGCTGACAACCATAGTTTAAAACTACAACTTAGAGATATTGTCACCTCATATGCGTCCAGAGATTCTTTTGATGAAAATTTAGAAAAATTTAAATTAGCATCAGAAGATACAATCGACGTTGAAACAACTGAGGCGGTCGAAAATTTAGGAAAAGTTTTAACTTTGTCTAAAAAAGAAACCAGCAATGTATTAGATGGATTATTAAAAACTATTGGACA